ATTTGACAGTAATCCACTGCTCAAAAGAATGTTGGCATCTGGACAATACAAATCCGTCAGTGGGGGAACCTCGATTGATCTCCCCCTTAATTATGCCCAAACCACTGCCAACGGTTGGTACAGCGGTGCCGATAGCTTAGACACTTCCGAAAATGAACAGCTCACAGTAGCAAGATATGATTGGAAATCCTTGTTTGCAGGGATCACAATCACTGAAGAAGACGAACTGAAAAACGGTGGATCTGCTGGCGTTCTGAAACTTCTGGCCTCCAAGGCACAAATTGCTGAAAAGACAATCAAAGATGCTCTTGGCACAGGACTGTACTCGGACGGCACAACCGCTAAATCGATCATCGGTTTACGCGATATTGTGGCGGCAGATCAAACAGTTGGCGGTATTGCCCAAGCAACTAACAGCTGGTGGCAAGGTATAGTTGACTCAACAACCACCACACTAACTATAGCAGCGATGAATACTGTCTTCGAAAATGCCTCGATTGACAGCGAGAAACCAACTGTGGCCGTTGGTACAAGAACCAACTACACCAGGTATTATAACCTGCTGCAACCACAGCAAAGATTCACAGATTCAGAAACTGCCAAAGGCGGATTTGTCAATTTAATGTTCAATTCTGTTCCCTTTATAAGCGACTCACATACGCCAAGCCAGCACCTATTTTTCCTCAATGAGAAGCACCTGTGGTTGTGCTACCACCCAGAGCGCAATTTTTCGACCGAGCCTTTCCAGAAGCCATTGAATGCACAGGTAAAAGTTTCCAGAATCCTCTGGATGGGTGCTTTTGGATCGAGCAACAACCGTCTACATGGCAAAATGTCCGGGCTGACCGCTTAATTGCGGTCGGTTCCTTAACTGTTTTCGTGTTTTGACAATTAATTTTAAAGGAGAGCTAAAAATGGCTTTTTATAGTGATACCCCGATTCTGTTTGGTGGTCTTTCCGGTGTGACTGCAACTCCTGGATCGAAAGATCCTGAGCTTGGCACAAGAGTAAACTATGCTGGAAATGAATACGTTTATGTTTACAATGCAGGTTCAACTGATGTTCCTCTTGGCTATGCTGTAACACCGTTGGCCGGAACTACTAACTATAGCTGCACGATCTCGACAACCGCACAGATCGATGTACCTATGGGTGTGGTCAAGAATGCAACTTTGAGTGCATCGTGCTATGGTTGGGTTCAAACTAGAGGTTACTGTAAGATTCATGTTAGTGCTGCCGTTGCTACCGGAACACCAATGCAACTTGGCGCTAACGGTCTTTGGATTTCTGGAGTGACCGGGCCTTATTTTGCAAAACTTATGTCTGTTGCATCCGCAGCAACAACCGTAAGCTCTTTGGCTTACATTTCATGTCAATAGAAAGGGTTTCTGAGTGATTAAGACAGCAAATATCCAGTTAGAGCTCCAACCTTATATCCAGCATCCACCGCAGTCGCTTCAGCAGATGTACGGTTCTGCATGCTCCTCTGATGGTGCTACGATACAAACTTGGAGGCCAAAGTGGATTTCTAACATCACTCAGAACTCAAAGAACTATGGACCGTTCGCATCAAAGGGCTTAGGCCTCCTACACCAGTCATGGCTTGGTGGAACTTGCATTATTGCGGGATCCGGACCGAGCCTTGCCCTGAATATAGGGAAATTGAAAGATCGACCGAAGCATATGAAACTCATCTCATGTTTGCATAATTTCCATGCCATGGAAGACAATAATGCCGAGGTTGATTACTATGTAACGTTAGATGCAGGCCCAATCACAGTTCACGAAGTTTCCGAAGGCGGTTCAAAAACGCCAGAAGAATACTGGAATCTGACAGCATCGAAAACACTTATCGCATTCATAGGGACTGAACCGGAGTTATTGAAAAGATGGCAAGGCACAGTGTTATTTTACAATGCACCGGTACCTGATGAGTCTTATATGAAAGAGGTCGCAGCAATTGATTCATTTCATCAATACGTAAGTAACGGTGGCAATGTGTTAGGTGCTTCGATGTACATTGCAAAAGCGTGGCTCGGTGCTGTCAGCCTGGTATTTATTGGTGCTGATTTTGCTTTCAGCAACAGAGACAAAGTAAAATTTCATTACTGGGACAGCCAGTATGATGCTTCAATCGGCCAGACTATTCGCACTGTAGATATCTATGGAAACTCTGTAAAAACATGGCCTTCTTATCATAATTTCAAATTGTGGTTTGATTATGTTTCACAAGTGTGTCCTGGTATTTACATCAATGCAAGTGAGGGTGGAACGTTCGGAGCATATCGAGAGGGCAATATTATGACGGTATTGCAGATGGATCTCGAAAGTGTATTCAACATGCATCAAATGAGTGATAAACTAAGATATCGTGTCGATGAGCCAACAGCCGAGCTTGCTGGCAAAGATGTCATACTTTTCTAAGGAGAGAAAAACGTGGCTTACACTGTAACAGTTTTAGGAAATACAGTTCACGGCAATGAGCGAGTTATTCGCTATAATATCCTTGCCGATGCGACAACCCAAACCGTGGCGACTGGGTTAGGTTTTATCAATACAATTCATGTCACCAATAAGAGCGCGACATCCGGCATGGGTAAATACAAGATTAACGTAACGGCATCTGGCGTTGCTGCTCCTGGCTCTTTTGGAATGACAAGCATTGTCAGCGGTGACGAATATTATGTCACAGTTTACGGCGGTTAATTATGTCGACCATATCACCTGTCAAGGTGTTTTCAAAATCACTGGCATCCGCCACAACTGCCGTTACATTTAATATTGGTGGTGGATACAAAGCCTACCAAATTAAAATACCAAGTATGGCAAGTGGTGGTGATGTGCGTTTTGCTGTATCGGATGATGAGGGAACGACATACCGCACCCTGTATCATGCTCCAACAGTAGCAACAGCAGCGCCAACGGTGGTCAATATTCCTTCAAGTGTATCTAACGCGATTGTTGGGGTTCCACCTCTAGGTCAATACTTTCAAGTGTATTTGACGTCAGCGACAACTGCAGCATCGTATATTTTTAGTGTAATAGGCATAGCATAAGGGCACAGTATGGATTCGATGGTTAAGGTTCATAACCGCAATGAGTACGACTTTACCGAGCTTTTTCGTAGTCAACCGATTTTTATCAAAGCTAAAGGCTATATCAAAATGGACTATGAGGATGCCAATAGATTTATGGGACAGATGCCAGAGTTCAAGCGTTTGAAAGATGGTACCCAGGATCCGAGATCATTCAAATGGCTTGAAATGGATAAGGATGATAGGCGTAGGGTAGAACTGGCTCTGAGAAACGAATCCGAGGAAAAGGCAAAGCGTATTTTTGTATGCCATGCTTGCGGCAAAGAATTTGACGACAAAAAAGCACTATCTAAGCATGCTAAAGAGCATGAAGCCATGATGGTTAAGGATGAATCCGACAAGGAGTAGTCATGAAAGTTTCAGGGGAATGGTGGATGACTCTGTACGGAGCTCCAGGTGAGATAAAAGAGCAGCGTCATGGTCACAATGTGATTGTGACTACAGGTCATCAGTTCTTGGCTGATTTCCTGGCAAGTGCAGCAGCAGCAGCGTCAACGTTCACGATGCGTTATGTTGCTATTGGTACCGATTCAACTCCAGAAGCAGTTGGTAACACTGCTCTTGGCGGAGAACTGGCTAGGGTTTCAGCGACAGTTTCATCAGCTACGGCAATCTACCGGTTAAATGCAACTTTTGCGTCCGGAATTGGCACAGGCAATATTTACGAATATGGTGTCATGAGTACGATTACTTCCGGGGCTGGTACAATGTTCTCTAGAGACGTTGAAGGATTGATAACAAAATCCGCAAACGATCAGCTGGTTGTAACTACCGAGATCACCATATCCTAATTAGGGTGTGGAATGGCAGAACTAACAATCACAGTTTCAAATAGACTAGGTGTCTATGCCGGTGAACCTACAAATAAATGGGGTACATTGGTATGGGGTACCGACAAATGGGGTTGGAAAAACACCCAGTGGATCTTTTCCAAAGGTATTGCCGAATCATTCTTAATAGCATCAACAATTACCGGAAAAAACGTATGGCATCTGATTAGTGAGGTGATCACTCTTGATACATCAATTTCGAGAGAGATTTCCTATATAATTACCAATGCACTGAATCTTTCAAGTGCAATCACAGTTGTTAACGTCATAAACAACGGATGGATTCTATCTATTGGTGAACAGACTAATGCACTTGATTGGCCGGAAGATATCTTTACAATTATAACAAATCCGACAACAACGTGGACTAATGTTGGAAACTCTACAACAAGTTGGGCAGAACTATGAGCATGACTTTATCAAGTTTGACCGATTTTATTCGAGCGGCATACAACAGTGCCGAGGGTGATACGTTCTTCAGTCCATCATGGATGATAACCCAGATCTGGGCAGCTGAAACGCAGTTAGCCAATGAGGGGTGGGTGATTGAAAACACCTATTCAACTACCTCAGCTGTTGGCACTAGAATATTGGCTTGGCCAACAAACTGCCTTGCAGTCAAAGAAGTTCGTTATCGAGGTGAAAAGTTGCTCAAGGTGGATCTTGAGAATGATCCGAAAAATGACGATAACAATCCATCGGGTAGGCCAACATCTTATGCAGTGTGGGACAAGGAAATTATTCTTTTCCCAACTCCTGATACTGCAGCAGATACTATCCAGATTCGAACATATCAAGCACCAAGCCAGCTATCAGCAGCAACGGATCCTTTGAACGTACCGGATGAATATCAGATTTGCATTGCAGACAAAGTAATAGCTGAAATGGCCATCAAGGACCAGAACATTTCGCTTGCCAGAGAATATATGTCAAAGTGGGTTCAATGCGTGGAAAAAGCAAAGCAGAATCAACGCAGGCAAAAAAGATCTGACAAGCAAGCCAGAACCAAAGATTATTACTTCGGATCTGATTCAGTGTCTAACCGGTTTCTATATAACTATTGAGGGACTTAATGGCTGGTTATTTTAACGTAGCATATCCACCTAATGAGGACTACATAAGGTTCAACGGTGGCAAAAATAGCAAGATACAAAAAAATCTAATTTTAGATAACCAATCACCGGACTGTCTCAATGTCATTTTTGATGATGATTCAGCTCAAACAAGACCGGGTTCGATACAGGTAAACACAGCAGCAGCAGGATCTTTTGCATGCGATGGATTCTATACAAGACACGAACGAAACAGTACTGCTGAGAGTATGGTGGCATGGTTCGGTGGGACCATGTTCGTTTTGAGCGGAACGAGCTTCATTCCAATTGCAAGCGGAACGTCACTTTACACAGCTGGCACAAAAGTATTTGCTGTCGAGTATCAAAACCATATGTTTTTTGGTGGCGGTTCAGCAAATATCCCCTACAAGTACAATGGAACAGACTTGACTAGACATGGGATCTACCCAGCCACAAGCACGATGTCGGTTAACTCTGGAGCCGGTAGTAACCTTTCAGGCGACTACATCTGGGGAATGACATTTATCAACAGTGCTCTTGTTGAGAGCGATATCAGTCCATTTACGACTACATTCACTCTTGGAGCAACGGGAGCATCACTTACCAGCGTACCTATTGCTCCTCAGTCCTGGGGTGTTGCTACCAGGGCAATCTACCGATCCGAGGCCAACAGTGCAGCAGTTTTGTACCGAGTTGGTACCATTTCAAACAACACAGCAACAACTTTTATTGACAACGTAGCAGATGCTGCGTTGGGTGCCGAGCCTCCCACAGATGCCAATGTTCCACCGCTCTATGGAGCATGCCTTTATCATCAATCAAGGCTATTTGTTATTGGTAGGTACCCAACAGACCAAGTTGATCGGGTTTATTACTCTGATTTGGGAAATCCGTACGTTTTTGGTACCACCAACTTCATCAATGCGGGTGATCAGACCAGTGATGTCCCAGAAGCCTTGGGACTGTGGGACAACTATTTGGTAATAACAGGAGCAAGAGGGACAACTTGGCTTGTTTACATGCCCGACACCGATGATAGTAATTGGATCCAGTTGAGAGTCAGAGGTCAATTTGGCTCAAAATCACCACTTGGTTTTTTCGAAGCGATGAACTTTTTAATATTTCCTGCAGTTGAAAAAGACAAATTTGTTGGATTTGGAGCACTGACAGCATCTGGATTTGAACCCACAGCATCATTGACCGATGTTGGAGCAGTTGCCGGTGATATGGTTTCAACAGTCATTGAAGATGAAATGTTTGCAGCAAATACTGGTTATTTGAAAAATATTGCATCGATTGTGTACAAAAATAAAGCCTACATCACTATGACAAGCGGGACCGGGACGACAAACAACCGAATCTTTGTGTTTGATTTCTCACGCAACGGACTTGAAAAGAGCCAGAAGTTCACCTGGACGCCTTGGACTGGGATGAACGCTGCACAGTTCGCGGTTTATAACGGTGATCTTTACTTCGCAACGTCAAATGCTGTTGGTTTTGTCTACAAGATGAACCAAACCGCATATAATGATTCAGGGACAGCAATCAACTCATATTTCTGGACTAAAGAGTTTGCCGGTCAACCTGCTCACACTACTTGGTATAAGGATTGGCGGTTTGGCAACTTGCTTTTCGGTCTGTTGGGTAACTGGCTAATGGGAATCACTGTTAGAACAGACTCAGACAAAGGCGATGGTATTACAACCGATATTGATTGCAATCCCGGGGAATCAACATGGGGTTCTATGGTGTGGGGTTCAGACATCTGGGATGCCGGTAGAGATATTAAAGATATTAAGAGTCCTTTGGGTCAGTTTCGTGGCAAGAGAATTCAGTTCAAGTTCTCGAATAAGAACGTAGTCAATGCAGGGTTCAAGGTGGTGGGTTTGAATCTCACATATAACTTGAAAGGAAAAAGATAAAATGGCTTGGTACAATAGTGTAAAAGACCTCAAGAAATCGGTTCAGCCGGTGTCAAAGGCGGCTGGTGCTGTCTATTCAACAGCAATTAAACAACCAACTTCTGCAACTTATCAGTCAGTCAAGACAGGCTCGGTAAAACCTATATCACAGAATATCGGTAACACATGGGGTAGCATCAAAGCCGGTGGCAAAAAGATTGGTCAGGGGATGGGTGTGATTCCAAAGGATCCAGCCGTCAATGCTGGTAGCAGGATGCCAGGAGCCGGAGATACACCAGCATATGCAGCAAACAAGATGTTGTTGTCAGGTGTTGGAGGTGATCAGATCACTCAGGATTTTGGCGGCATGATCGGTGGAGCGGAGAAGCCAGATGATGCAAGGGCAGCGATTGCTAGCCAATATGCACAACTTGGATCTCTTGCTAAAATGAGAGAGGGAGCACAGCGCCAAACCGAACAGTCAGCTATCCAACGCAGGCTAGCTGCAAGCGGAATGGGTGGTTCTGGTGCAGGGATGAGACTTGCTGGACTATCCGAACAGCAGGCAGGGCGCAGGGCAGCAGAGACACAACTTGGTCTTAGTGCCGAGCAATCAGCACGGGAACAGGCCGCAATGGATCAAAT